AAATCCCGGAGAAATTACTGTTGATACTAACAAATTCGTTGCGGTAGTTCATGATAATCAAACGTTTGGTGGTCATGAACTCGTTGGTGTTGCAGCAACACAAGTTGTTAGAAATAAAACTATAATTGCTGGAGCTGGAACAACAACAGGAACCGCATCTCAACCTCTGCAGGTTGTTGGTGGTGCTTATGTTTCTGGTTCTGTTGGCATAGGAACTACAAGACCAACATCAACACTTCAAGTTGTTGGTGATGGAAACTTTACTGGAGTTGTAACAGCAATAACATTTATAGGGAACATTATTGGCGCTGCTGCAACATTTACTGGAAATGTTTCAATTGCTGGAACTCTAACTTATGAAGATGTAACAAATGTAGATTCTGTAGGTCTTGTTACTGCTCGTGCTGGTGCTCACGTTGCTACTTCAAGTGGAAATCTTTTAGTTGGAACAGCAAGTTCAACAGGAACCGCATCACAACCACTTCAGGTTAATGGGGGTGCTTATGTTTCTGGTTCTGTTGGTATAGGAACTACGAGACCAACATCAACACTTCAAGTTGTTGGTGGTGATACGAGATTGGGTGGTGTAATTGAAACTGTAGGAACTGCGGTTACTTATAATAGTGGCAACGTAATGGTTGTTGAGATGGATGTAAGACAAGCAACCACTTACTCTTATACAATGCCAACGGGTGCAAACATTGGTATTGTGTCGTTTAGAAATATGCCAGCACAAACTGGAAGTCCAAGTGGTTCTACAATCACACTTTTAGTTACACAAAACGCAGCAGGAACTGGAAATACAACTGCAGCAACGGGAATTGGAACTAATTGTACTGTTGTTGGATATGAAAATGGAGCATCAGTTGCAGGTATTTCTACAAGAGGACTGGTAGGTTCTGGTACATCAGTTACTCTTTCATCTACTGGTAGAGATAGAGATTTTATTGTGTTCTTTATCCAATATACTGGGGGAACAAATACAACTGCATCAAGTTATCAAGTTTATTTGATGAAAAATGGTTCATTTAGATAAGATAATATAGGAGTTTAAAATAATGTCTCCACCTATTTTTAGTGCAGGTAAATGCGTATTTACCTCTACCTCTACCTCTATAGAAGAATTAAGTCTTTATACTTTTACGTCTTTTACATTTACTAATGGTACTCAAACAGGACCAACTGGACCTGCATTAGCAAATCTTTTATCATCATATAATACTGGTACAAATCCTTGGTTGAATAATACCGCATATTTTAATGCTACGAGTGGAATTCAATTATGGACTGTCCCTAGAAGTGGAACTTATACCATTGACGCCTACGGAGCTGCCGGAGGAAATGGGTACTCTGGATTTGGAGGTGCTGGTGCTCGAATATTAGGGACTTTCAATTTAACTCGAGGAAATAAAATAAGAATCCTTGTAGGGCAATTGGGAACTTCATCTAGTTATATTGGTGGGGGTGGGGGTGGAACTTATGTAATGAAAGAAACAGGAACCACTACATCAGACATTTATGCAATTGCTAGCGGTGGCGGAGGTGGATATTATTTGTCGTCGCACAGTGGCAATTTTAGTTTTGCAAATGGATCTTCTACAAACAGTGCAAATTATGGAACAAATGGACAAGGTGGTGGAACTAATGCTGGTGTTCCTGGTTCTAATGGTGGTGGTGGAACTTGTTTTGATAGGTCAGGCGGAGGTGGAGGTGGATTGACTGGAAATGGTGGATCTAGTACATATGGAACAGCTGGTGCAAACGGTATGGGTGGTTTTTCTTTTTCTAATGGAGGCAATGCATATCCTGGATGTACTTATTCTGGTGGGTTTGGTGGTGGAGGATCTGGAGATTTAATATATTGGAGCGGTGCCGGTGGTGGCGGTGGATATAATGGTGGCGGTGGTGGATATTATTACGGTGTTGGCGGCGGTGGAGGTTCCTATAACAACGGAACCAATCAAACTAATACCAGTGGAGCAAGGTCAAATGCTCACGGACAAGTCATAATAACTTTAGTTTCATAATAAAATAAAGAAGATAAAGATTCAGCATCCCATAAATAAATATACCTAAGATTTTTAGTTTCATGGCGAAGCAAGTACAGTTTAGAAGAGGATCAACTCCTCAGCATAATACTTTTACTGGTGCTGTTGGAGAAGTTACTTATGATACTGATAGAAAATCTTTAAAAACTCATGACGGCAGTACAGTTGGCGGAACCGAATTACCAACAATTAATCAGACTATAGCTTTTACAATCGCTCTTTCTTGATTATCAATAGTATAAATATTTTTAACGAAAAAATAAGAAGTCACTCCTCATGGCAAAGAAATTAGCTTATAATTACACATTTACTCCATCAACAAACACTGTAGTTATTGATGGATTTGTAAGTGGAAAAACTCTTTTACTAATTACAAACACCACTACTGGAAACATTATTTACAATTTTTCTGATCCTGCTCTTGGTGCTACATCATTTACTTATAATTCTGCAACTGATAAGACAACTGTAGTATTAGAGTATAATTGTTCATCGCCTGTTGCGATGACTTCTACTAATAGCCTTCAAATTTTTGTTGAAAATGAGGCTCAAGTAATTGAACCAGTTGGGATGCTTTATGATCCCGTTAACAAAATGCGAGTGTCTACTCCACAGGCACTAATTGATACTGACTTTGAATATGGAACTCAGATTACCAAGTGGGAAAACTTGGCGCTGGTGAATAACAGACCAGGAACATTTTTTAGCCAATCTGGCATTACGACAATCAGTTCAATTACAATTACTCCCAATACTAACGTTGTTACTGTCAACTTAGTTGCTGCATCAAGTAATAGTCGTCCAGGAATCGGAACTGTAATTACCGTTCAAGATACTTATCTTCCATTTGCCAATGGAAACTTTGTTGTAGATACAACTCCATCATCTACTCAGTTTACATATAAGACAAGATCAATCAATACTACAAATATTACAAGCATTTTTGACTCAGCTAAAACTGGTATTTTTAGTGGAACTGTATATACAAATGCTGGTTTTGGAACATGTTTAACTGGTATTGTTACCTCTGCTGGATATGGAGTTACTGTTTCAACTCCACATGCTCATGGTTTATCCATCGGAAACCAGGTCACATTAGTTGGTTCTGCAGCAACAATTCTAAATGGTGGATATACTGTTGCCTCAATCGGAGGAACAAACTCATTTACATTCTATGTTCCTACTATCCCCACTACTCTAGGTGCTGGTTCAACATTCTCAACACAACTGTTTGTTAGACCATCTGGAACAACACTACACAGATCTCTTGACGGTGGTGTAATCTTTAGTACAAACTCTGGTTCAAATTATGAGCAACTGACTCGCCAAACCAGAAGATACTTTAGATATCAATCAGGAAAAGGTGTTCAAGTCAGTTCTGGCACAATTCTAAAACCAACTATTGCACTTGATGTAATCACTTCAAGTGGAACCACTGTAACAGTTACCACAAAAGAACTTCACAATATTCAAAGAGTAACTCCTGGAACTACAATCACAGTTACTGGATGTAATGAAAGTGCATATAACGGAACCTTTACAGTAACAAACGTTATAGGTCCTAATAGATTTACATACACGGCATTATCAACTCCAAGCGCAACCGTTGCGACTGGTGCTCCACTCGTTTCAGTTACTACTTGGTATGGTTCTAAGAACAGATTAGGTATTTTTGATCAACAAAACGGACTATTCTTTGAGTTTGATGGTCAGAATCTGTGGGCAGTAAGAAGATCTTCAACTACTCAGATGCCAGGAAGAGTATCTGTTGTAGCGGGATCCACAACTGTTTCACAATCCTCTACAGAATTCCCAACCTATTTTTCGAGATATCTCAACATTAATGATTGGGTTGTAATTAGAGGACAATCATATCGTATTATTGATATTGATAGTGATACAAGTATGCAAATTACTCCAGCATATAGGGGAACTACAGCAGATCAAATTACCTTCACAAAAACAGTTGATTTAAGAATTCCACAGTCAGATTGGAATCTTGATAAGGTAGATGGAACAGGTCCATCTGGATATAATGTAGACCTAACTAAGATGCAGATGTTCTACATTGATTATTCTTGGTATGGTGCTGGATTTGTTCGTTGGGGTCTAAGAGCTAACGGTGGAAACGTTGCTTATTGCCATAAACTTATAAACAATAATGTTAATAATGAAGCATACATGAGATCTGGTAACTTACCAGCCAGATATGAAACTATTACCGAACCACCATCTGCTCTCTTAACATCTTCTTTAGGTGCTGCAGACACCGCAGTTGGAATTGCTTCTACTGCTGGATTCCCACCCCAAGGAACAATTGTTATTAGAAATAGTGGAACTATTGAACACGCTAATTATGTTGGTGTTGGAACGACCGCACTACTTAACCTCACTCGTGCTAGGGCAGGAGCTTTAGCTGGATTGGCAGTTACTGCAAGTATTGGCAGTGCTCTTATTGCGGTTAATGCTGGTGCAGGTGCTACAACTAACCTTCAAATTGGTCAGAGAATAATTAATACTGCATTCCCAGAGGGAACATTTATCGCAGACATTGGAATTGGTGGTACAATTTCACTGACTGGAGCGGCAACCACTAACCTATCTGGTGTTGCGGTTACTTTTGCTCCAATGAGCACTGCAACTGCTCAGACTTTCCCATTCAGTGCAACTGACGAAACAGTAATTGAATTGGCATTCCCAACATATGCTCCTACAATTTCTCACTGGGGAACATCTGTAATTATGGATGGTAGATTTGATGATGATAAATCACTCGTGTTTACCTACGGAACAACCGCCGCAACTTCAATTCCAGCTAACGGATCTCGAGCAATTTTCTCAATTCGTGTTGCTCCCTCTGTTGATAATGCTATACCTGGAATATTTGCTCAACGTGAAGTTCAAAACAGAATGCAGTTAACTCTAAGAAACTTAGACTTAACAACTGCTACTGCTAACTCAAACTTACTAGTTCGTGGTTATCTGAACGGACAAGTATCGGCTGCTAGCAGTACTTGGACAAATGCGGTTGGTGACGTTCGTGGACAAGCAAACTCTTCCTTTGCTCAGATTTGCGATTTCAGTGGTGGATCTTCAACCATTCTTAGTGGTGAAGTTATTGCTGGATTCTTTGTGGGAACTGGTGCTCAGTCAATCGATCTTTCAAACGTTCGCGACCTTGGAAACTCAATCTTAGGTGGTGGCGGTGCTACTGCCAACGCTGGCATCTATCCAGATGGTCCTGATGTGTTCACAATTGTTGTAACAAACCTTTCTACATCAACAGCAGCATCAGTGTTTGGTCGCCTTTCATGGACTGAAGCGCAGGCATAATTTTTACCTTATATTTCTTTTGGGAGAGGGGAGATTGACTTCCTTCTCCTTTTTTTGTATAATGACTTGGATTCTAAATAATATCGTTAAAAATGTAAAGAACTATGAAGTTTACAGTTTATTCTAAAGACGGTTGCCCTTATTGTGAAAAAATCACTCAAGTGTTAGAATTGGCAAACCTTTCTCATGTGATCTATAAGCTTGATGAAGATTTTACTCGTCAACAATTCATGGATCAGTTTGGATATGGTTCAACCTTTCCTCAAGTAATTCTCAATGATGCAGAAAATCTTGGAGGATGTGTAGATACAATTCACTACTTACAGGAGAACAAAGTTATCTAAATGGACAGTACCTTTCACGAAGTTTATTTTGATGTTGAAAGAGCAATTGATTATGCCTTTAACGGCAAATTTGTTCTTAACTTTTACGATTATTTAAAAACAAAGGGAGCAAAAAGAGTTCAAGTAGAACAATTTATTGAAAGTGCTACTGCAACAAACATCAACAATATTGTAATGGACCTTGATGATTATCTTGAAGGTGGATCTGATGAAATGCATAAACAACTTCGTGAAGCATATGGACACATTCCAAAACCACAAGCAAGAAAAATAAGAAATTATTTACATTCTATTCTAGAGGATGCCTGGAAATACAATCATGACAAACGACCAGGAAGAAGAAAAAAGGCAAATAAATAATAATGATTCCAAGATTAATATAAATCGTGGAATTGAATTGATGTTAAGACGTAGTAATAGGAGGGAGAAACCATCAGAACCAAAATCATTTCTAATACGTTTTGGTAAGATGTTGTCTCTCTTCAGACGAGAGATACATTTTCAATTTGAAATATTTTTCGATATTAAAAAGAAGTAACTCTCGGGAGAAAACTTATGTTAGCAGTAGCTCTCACTCTAGGAACATTGATATCCGTAATGTTCTTTTTTGTTGGAGGGATGATAGGATGGACTCTTAAGCAATACTTGGTTGAAAGAAATTATGCTGCTTATACACATCCCGAAATGTTTGACGAAAACGGGAATGTAATTCCTGATGAAATTTTAGCCGTGAGGTTTGAAAACGACTATGACTATGACGAAGACGACGAAGAGGAGAACGGTTAGTAAACCGACTGAAACCTCTATTGAACTACCAACCAACCCCTTTGTTTTTGAGATCCTAGAACTTGCTTCATCTCAAAAAACTGCTGCGAAAAAAGTTGAAGTTCTCAAAAAGTATGAACACGATTCTCTGAAATCTATTTTCATTTGGAACTTTGATAGTACAGTACTATCTCTTATACCTGAAGGTGAAGTTCCTTATGGAAATGCTGATGAGCAATCTGTATACTCTGGAACTCTTTCAGAAAACCTTTCCAGAGAAGCATCTGGTGGGGAATCAGCAACAGGACAAGATCTAAACGCAAGAGGAAAAACTTCCCTGCGTAGAGAGTATCAAAATCTTTACCATTATGTTAAAGGTGGTAATGATAGTCTTTCTAAGATTCGTAGAGAGATGATGTTTATCAATCTCCTACAAGGTCTTCATCCCAAGGAAGCAGAAGTATTAATTTTTACAAAAGACAAAAGGTTAACTGATAAATACAAGATCACTTTTGAAAATGTAAAAGAGGCATACCCAGATATTAATTGGGGAGGTCGCTCGTGAGAGCGGTTGTAGAAAAGGAGGAAGTATTAGTGGAGTGGACACAAGAAGAAAAGAAGAATCTTCCTCCTAGATATGGTTGCGAACTTTTGTTTGAACGAACCACTTTGAAGCAAATCAAAGATCCATCACTACCTAATGATGCATATGTGGTAATTTATGAAGTTGAAGGCAACGCATATATGGATCTTTGTAGAGGATCAAGAGTAAGAATTTTTGACCTTTACTATGATAAGTTCGGGCCAGGATCAGTAAAGAAAATTGATTTTGGTTACGGAAGAACTAATCCCAAGATCTGGGGTTATAAAGCACCCGATAAAAAGAAAAGAAAATGAGTGAAGGATTTCAAGATAATAAAATAAAAGTTGGAGTTGAAATCTCAACTGATGAAGTTGAGAAACTCCTAAAGCAATATAAAAAAATTAAAAAATATATGAAGTCTCCTCTATATGCTGTAAAGACAATGGATGGAACTGAAAAATACGTGAGTGAACTATTAAAAGAAGCAGAGGAGAATGGGTGATCATTACTTACTAAATTTATTTGGATGCTCGTTTTCCCTTTTGGATAACGAACAATGCCTTATAGACTTACTAGAAAATGCAGCAGTAGCAAGTGGCGCCACTGTAGTTCAAACAATCTCAAAAAAGTTTGAACCTCAAGGAGTCACTGTAATTTGTTTACTTTCTGAAAGTCATATTAGTATTCACACTTGGCCAGAAGAAGGTAAAGCAGCAGTGGATGTATATACTTGTGGAGATTGTAACCCTAAAATCGGATGCGATATTATAGTTCATCAACTTTGTGCGACTGATCATACACTAGATTATATCAAGCGATAAATTGTAACATAAGTTACAAAAGTTCTTGCATAACTATATTAACAGGTCTATAATGACCTTACGTTCATCTGGAATATCAGACGGAAGTAAGCCGACGCGGAACGGATCGTTCATTCGCTATTCGCAAATAGCGAACGCAAACGCCGACTGAAGGAACGCTCTTTAACCTAAAAAACTAAGGAGAACCCTAATGTCTAAAGTAGTTTATCGCGGAGTTGAGTATGATACTCAAAAGCGTCTTGAGTATCAACAGCAAATGATGCAACAACCCCAACAACAAAATGAAGTCTATCGTGGCGTCAAGTTTGTAAAGGAGGGGCATAAGTGATTAAAAAACTCAACTTCCTTCAGCTCATTAAAGAGCAGAAGCAAAAAGAAGAAAGACGTTATCAAGCACAACTTGTCAATGTTGGAGCAGGAAAATGATTGCCACAATTGCTGCAATTACTGGTGCATCAACAGCATTCATTTTCTTAATCTATTTGGAAATTTTACTCTTGAGTAAGTAAATATTTTTTAGAGAGAGGTTGACACCTCTCTTTTTTTTGTCTATAATTACTATGTTGGGATTTGTGTAAATGGACGAAGAAAAACTAAAACTTATTGTAAAAAATCTTGAATCCCTGGTTGAGTGTTTAAAGTCTGAGATTTATTCATCCAGTAACACTCAACCCCGATACGAAGAAATTGCACCTTATCTATCCGATTACGACGAAGTATTTTATGACGATGATGCCGACTGAATTCGAGTTTATGAAACCAGAAGTAAAACTCATTAGTGTTACTCCTGATGCAGAAAAGCACATGGCATATTGTGCTCGCGTAAGTAATCCTGCAAATCAGGAGAATGAAAAGTTCTCTGGACTGCTCAAGTATTGTATTGAACATCAACACTGGAGTATCTTTGAGCAAGCAACAATGAGCGTAGAGATCAATACGACTCGTGGCATTGCTGCTCAAATTTTGCGCCACCGTTCATTTACATATCAAGAATTTTCGCAACGATATGCCGATACGAATCTTCTGAATAAGACTATTCCTCTTCCAGAACTTCGTAGGCAAGATACAAAGAACCGCCAGAACAGTATTGATGATCTTCCAGACTATTTGAAGTTGACTCTGCTAGAAGACATTAGAGTTCATTTTGAGCAAGGTCTACGCCTCTATAACCGCCTTCTGGACAAGGGAGTGGCAAAAGAGTGCGCTAGGTTTGTATTGCCTCTAGCAACGCCCACACGCCTCTATATGACTGGTTCTGTGCGTTCTTGGATTCATTACATTGATTTGCGATCTGCTCATGGAACTCAGAAAGAACATATGGAAATCGCAGAGGCAATTCGTTGTATTTTTACTTGCCAGTTCCCTGCAGTCTCTGCTGCTATGGGGTGGACTCGTGAAGAATGTCCAGAGTGTGTTGATGCTCCTTCCATCACTATTGAATAAATACTCTCATATAAAATGGAGGTTAAATTTTGGCAACATATCCCGTAGTGAATAAACTCACTGGTGAACAAAAAGAAGTAACAATGTCTGTTACTGAATGGGACCAATGGAAGGAAGAAAATCCAGACTGGACAAGAGATTGGAGTGATCCATCTACTTGCCCCAGTGCTGGAGAACTTGGTGAGGTCTATGATCGCCTCAAAAAATCTCACCCAGGGTGGAATGATGTTCTTCACAAAGCATCAAAAGTACCAGGATCAAAAGTAAACCCAATTTAATTTCATATGGCAAGAAAAAGAAGAACTGCAGATCAACCAATTGGTGTCGGAATGACTGCTAAACAAATGAAAAGAAAAAAACCGATTAGTTCGGAACTTCTTTTAGACATTGATCCATTAACAGATAATCAAGAAAAACTGTTTAGTTCTTATGATGATGGAAAACATTTAGTTGCATATGGAGCTGCTGGTACAGGTAAAACTTTTATCACACTCTACAATGCTCTGAAAGATGTTCTGGATGAACGCAGTCCTTACGAAAAGATTTACATTGTAAGATCCCTTGTTGCCACTCGTGAGATTGGATTCCTTCCAGGAGATCACGAAGATAAATCATCTCTTTACCAGATTCCATATAAGAATATGGTAAAGTATATGTTCCAAATGCCAGACGATGCGTCATTTGAAATGCTCTATGGAAACCTTAAAACTCAAGGC